TACAGGCGGATATTATGGAAAAAGATTTAACAAAGAAAATAAACCAGAGGAGATTGAACGTGCATTACAACTTTATCAAGCAAACAAATAAGAGATATTTAGAGGAACTAAACAACAGGTGGCACGAGTTTCCTGTAGTCAGCAATGCAGTCAATATAATGCAAAGAACTGAATGGGTAATTAATAGGCCTGTATTTGATGTATTAGATGCCTGTGTAAAGAATAGCTTTGCCTTAGGTAAACTACCAATTAATCCTGATGATATACCATTACCACCTAAACCATTTGATATAGCAACCAACAAAGAAGCTAAGACTAAATGGAAAAGAGAAGCATCAAATGTCTATAAGGAGAGAGCAAAAGCCAAGTCTAAATTTATTCAAGTTAGACAGATACAAGAAGAAGCTAAATTATTTTTAGATATAGGTTTCTGGTATCCATACCAATTAGATTTTAGAGGTAGAATATATCCTAAAAGTCCTATGCTATCTCCACAGAGTGCAGACTATGCAAGAGCATTACTTAAATTTAAGTTTGGTAAACCAATGGCAACTGAAGAAGCATTTAATAATTTTGCTGTAGCAGGTGCAGGTCTATTTGGTGAAACAGATAAAGAAGAATTAGCTATTAGAAGACAATGGGTAATTGATAATGCAGATAAAATAATTAGTACTGCTAACAATCCATTGACTGATACATTCTGGTGTGACGCTGATAAACCATTTAGTTTCTTAGCATGGTGCATTGAGTATAGAGACTTTGCTTTGTCAGACTTTGACCCAAAGTTTATAACTACATTACCAATACATTCTGATTGTTCTAATTCAGGCCTACAACATTACTCAGCTATGATGAGAGATGAAGTAGGGGGTAAGGCTACAAACCTAGTACCATCTAATAAACCTAATGATGTCTATGGTATTGTTGCTGAAAGAGTTATTGAAAAACTTAAAGTAAATACTAATCCACTAGCTAAGAAATGGTTAGATTATGGAATAGACAGGAAGATATGTAAGAAGCCTGTTATGTGTTTACCTTATAGTTTAACTCAATATTCCTGTAGGCAATACATTCAAGACCATGTTGAAAAAGAGTTAGTAGACCGCAATAAACAACATGATTTTGGTGAAGACCTATTTAAATCAACTCATTGGTTAACAGGCATAGTATGGAAAAGTATTAATGAAGTTATCGTTGGTGCTAAAGATATTATGAAGTTCTTAAAAGATGTAGCTAAATTAGTTGCTAATGAAAACTTACCTGTAGCGTGGACTTCACCATTAGGCTTACCAATTTTTATGAGTTCTTATAAAAAAGAAAGTAAAAGAGTTAAGACTAAGATGGGTGATAGTATAATAAAACTTTCTGTAAGTAGTGAGACAGAAGAAATAGATAGACGTAAAGTACAGCAATCTATATGTCCAAATCTAATTCATCAACTCGACTCATCAGTATTAAGTTTATCTGTAGTTAAAGGTTCTGAACTTGGAATAGATAACTTTAGTTTAATCCATGACTCATTTGGAGTTCTTTCGCCTGATGCTAGTAATATGTCACTAGCTTTGCGTGAAGCATTTTGTGATATTTATAGTCAAGATGTATTAGCTAATTGGGCTATGGAAATGAAACAAATGTTATCAGAAAAAAATCAAAAGAAATTTCCACCTATACCTGCAAAAGGTAATTTGGATTTAGACCTTGTGAAAAGTTCTGTATTTTTTTGTGTATAGTTTTTTTAAACAGTAGTCATCGACACCTGTGTTGATTAAGTACCACCTATGGCTAACCGAACAATTAACCAAAGGAGTTCAATATGAATGATGCCACAAATATAAGTGTAAAAGGCGAAGCCTTATACCCACACTTAAATCGACCAGACGTTAAGTTTAACGAAAATGGTGAATACAAAGTAAACCTAAAAATACCTGAAGCAGATGCAAAAGGTATGATTGCTTTATATGAGAAAGCTATACAAAGTAGTATTTCTGAAGCTGAACAAAAGTTAAATGGTAAGAAGGTGAAATTAGCACCTAAACCATATTCAGTTGCAGATGGCTTTGCAGTTTTTAAATATAAAATGAAAGCAACTGGAATAAACAGGAAGACTAAAGAACCATTTAGTCAAAGACCTGCTTTATTTGACGCTAAGAAAAATCCTCTTAATCCAACTTCTTGTAATATCTGGGGTGGTTCTAAGATGAAAATTGCTTACGTGTTGAGAAGCTATTACTCACCTGCATTAGGTGCAGGAGTGACAGCACAACTGAAAGCAGTTCAAATCATAGAATTAGTCGAAGGTAAGCAAATGGATTTATTTGCTAAAGAAGATGGCTATGAAAACAAGACGTCACCAGAGGAGATGAATAATGTACCACAGACAGAAGTTCAAACGAGTACAGATTTCTAAAGACGTCACATTAAAATCAGGATTGGAAGAAGTTGTTTATCATTATTTAACTAATGCTAAATGCACTTTTAAATATGAAAGTTTAAAAGTCACTTACTTCCAACCTGAAACTAAAAAGACATATACACCTGATTTTCCAATTAAGGGTTCATTTATCATAGAAACTAAAGGTGCTTTTAATAGTGCCGATAGAAAGAAGATGAAGCTAGTTAAGAAGCAAAATCCTAAATTAGATATTAGGTTTATATTTTCAAACGCAAAGACAAAGATTGGAAAGAAAAGTTTAACTACTTATGGCAAGTGGTGTGAACTTAATAACTTTCCTTATCATTGCATTTATTCAACACAACAAACCTTCCCACAAGAATGGTTAAAAGAAATTAAGGAAAAACAAAATGGCAAGACAAGAAACTAAATATATAGTTATTCATTGTTCTCAGACTAGACCTTCACAAGATTGGGGTGCTAAAGAGATAGATAGAGTACATAGAGAATTTGGTTGGTTAAAGATTGGTTATGGAAAAGTAATTAAAAGAGATGGAACTGTAGAACAAGGTAGAGAAGATGATGCAGTACAGGCTCACGTAGCAGGTTATAACCATACAGCTTATGGACTTTGTTTAGTAGGTGGTGCAACAGAAGAAGATTGGAAAGTTGGAGAAGACAATTTTACAGGTGAACAATTTGAAAGTTTAAAAAAAGTTTTAGAAGAATTAGTTGTTAAGTATCCTGAAGCTAGAATAGTTGGACATTATGAATTAGATGAGAAGAAGACTTGTCCTAATATTAATGTAAGAGAATATTTATTAAACGAAGATATTAAGAATTACAAATTTCAAGATGGTTTGACTGATGAAGCTGATTTAGCGGAATTGGAAGATGAACCAAGAGAATAAATTTCTCCATCATAGTCCTTGTGAGAACTGTGGTAGCCGAGACAATCTAGCGGTCTATGAAGACCATACATATTGTTTCGGTTGCCGACAGTACAATACATTAAATGGTGAACTACCAAAAACAAAAGAGAGAACAGAATTTAAAAATATGATTGATGGAAAAGTAGAAGCATTACCAAGTAGAAAAATAGATAGTGAAACTTGTAAGAAGTTTAATTATCAGACAGGTGAATACAATGGACAACCTGTTCATATAGCTAACTACTATGACAAAGATTATAATATCGTTGCACAGAAATTAAGATTTCAAGATAAAAAATTTACATGGCTTGGCGATACAGACAAGATAACTTTGTTTGGTCAAAACCTTTGGAGAGATGGTGGCGATAAATCAAAACTTATTATTACTGAAGGCGAATTAGATTGTCTTTCTGTAAGTAAAGTTCAGCAAAATAAATGGCCTGTAGTTTCTGTACCATCAGGTGCTACTTCAGCAAAAAAATATATTAAAAAAGAATTAGATTGGATTTCAAAATTTAGCAGTATTATTTTGATGTACGATGAAGATGAAGCAGGAAAACAAGCTGTTATTGATTGTGCAAGTATTCTTCCAGTAAAAAAAGTTAAGATAGCAACACTACCTGCAAAAGACCCAAGTGAATTATTACAATCAGGTAGAGGTGAACAAATAGTTCAAGCTATGTGGGAAGCAAAAGCCTACACACCACAGGGTATAATTGAAGGGTCTGAAACTAAAGACCTATTACTTAAAGACGATTTTGTTGAGACTGTTCCATACCAATGGAATGGATTTAATAATAAACTAGGCGGTATAAGGCAAGGTGAACTTGTCTTATTAACCGCAGGTACAGGAATTGGTAAGTCACAAGTTTGTAGAGAAATTACACATCACTTAATTAGTAAGAAACAAAAGGTAGGATACATCGCTTTAGAAGAAAGCGTTAAACGAAGTGTCAGAGGAATTGTTTCTGTAGGATTAAATAAATTAATGCACTTACCTGAAGTAAGACAAAATATTTCAGACGAAAAAATTTTAGAGGAATGGAATAAGGTAAAAGATTATATTTGCTTTTACGACCACTTTGGAAGTTCTGACACAGAAGATTTAATGAACCGAATTAGATATATGGTTCAGTCATTAGATTGTAAGACAATTATTTTAGACCACATCTCAATCGTAGTATCAGGTATTGGTGAAGGTGATGAAAGAAGATTAATAGATAACACTATGACACAACTAAGAAAGTTAGTTGAAGAATTAGGTTGTGCATTATTTCTTGTATCACATTTAAAAAGACCTGAAGGTAAAGGTCACGAAGAAGGTTCACAAGTATCCTTGTCACAACTTAGAGGAAGTTCAAGTCTTGCTAGTCTAGCAGACTCGGTGATTGCCTTTGAGAGAAACCAACAAGATGAAATTCAAAACAATGTTATGAAAGTTAGAATTTTAAAAAATCGTTGGTCAGGTGATACAGGCATTGCTTGTAATTTAATTTACAATAAAGAAACAGGCAGATTAACTGAAGGTACTTTTGATGAATGAGAAACTTCTAACGAAGTTCATTCTTTCATTCTTAATAGAAAAACAAGATTATCTTTCACTAACACAAGAACAACAAACAATAGTTTTTGAAACTTGTAAAACTATTATGACTGCAATTTATAATGCAATTAAATATGACAATGTATTTCCAGTCATTATGTGTGGAGATGTTGAAGCATTTAAAGTTATAGAAAAATCAATCAAGCAAGTAGCAGATTTTTTACCAAGCGTAGAAAAAATAAAAATACATTTAATACATTAATATGAACCTAGTAGTAGACCTTGAAACAAATGGTTTCTTGGACAAAGATAACTTAGTCATACATTGCGTTGTTTGTAAGGATATAGAAACTCATCAAGTTTATAAATATAATCCTAACAACTTAATGGACTGCCTAGAATTGCTAAAGAAAGCTAAAGCAATTATTGGCCATAATATATTAGGCTTTGATATTCCTGTTTTAAAAAGAGTTTTAAATTTTACTTATAAAGAAAAGGTATTTGATACTTTATTAATGAGTAGATTAATTTGGACTAACTTATTAGACCACGATTATAAACATAAAGAATTACCTGCTAAATTATATGGTCGACATTCCTTAGAGTCTTGGGGTTATAGA